GTGGGAAGAGAGAATTAGTGCCGGATGATTCAAGTAAAACTGCATGCGCTAGGGAGAAAAAGACGATAGTTTCAAGCGGAAAAGTAACCGCATTGCCCATTGTACTGATAATGTCGAGATCCACAACATCGCCTTGAATGGCAATAGTTGGTGACCGGCACATATCAATAGCTCCGAACCAATCAGGCGGCAAAAGCCACTTCATGAAATCGTAGCTTACACAATCCGACGCAGAGGAAAAATCAATTGTCGCATTTAACGACGTAATGCTTGATTCTCTTGCGAGTTGTTTGTGTAATTCGGGTAAAACTTCGACATCCAAACCGATGATTTTCATACGATCGTACATCATCGCCATCAAACCTTGCTGAAAAAACATATTCAGTGTCGGCTCTATAGCGATCATCCGATCAATAGAGTCATCTTTTGGGACAGTAGTAGCCTTAGATCCTTCTACAACATTATACATTTCCCGTTTGGGGGATGCCGGCAGACAATTGAAATCGTCAATGGCAGACTTTAACCGTGGGTCAAAATCTAAGTACATGTTCCAGAAGGGTATAACCCGTTCCGTACAAGAGAGTGGATAAGTAAACTTCGCTTCTAGCGAAGTGTCCTTAAATGACACGCCTATGGAAGAACCTTTTGAGTTCCGACAAGCGTTAAACCATTCTTCTGTTTGGAAAGGAGTGAGAAGCTGTCTTGCGACAGCCCGGGCTCTTAGCAGGACGCTTCGAGAACGGCACATAGTTGATAAGACACGGTCAGTGCAGCTTGGTAATTCAAGTCTATTAATAGACTTAAAGCTGTGCATATGAGCGTGAACAGTACGAAATTTTTCGTACGTTTTTTCTTGTCTTTCATGGTCTACTCCTAATCCAGGATCAGCGTATTTCTTCAAACTCGCTAATTTCTGGACCTTTTGAAAATGCTCAAGAGCATTTAGGTGGGTTATATGATAGTCATTCTTATACACTGTGTGAGGGTGACTATCGAGATCTAATGCAATCGCTTTCTGCAGCTCAGTTGATGCTGGCAGAAAGTCAAAGAGCCGGGCAGTGCCCGTCTTACGTTTCTTCATTGGAATTCTCCTAATTGTGAAGTTTCTTTCCTACATTTGTGGGTAAAACATAACGTCCTCAAGACCAGTGGAAAGGCCCTGAGAACATCATACGTTACACGACGGCTTGGTTATTCCAGAATTCGGTAAAGTCCGAATCTGACAACACCTGAACAGCGAGATCACGCAAAGTGAGTTTCTCTGTTTCCGAAGTTTCCACATCAGTAGCAACCTCAATACGAACTGTATTGACAGTGATCGAACCATTGGTAAGTACCTTTGGGACTTTCAAAGTAATAGCACTACGCGACTGCGTATAGCCATTCGGTTTATCCGGATTAGCTGAAGCTAGAACTGCTTTGCAGATTATTTCACGACGTGTACGGATATCCGAATCGTCAGTGGCATAAAGTACATTGCCGTTTTCGCGAGGGCCTAAGGTAGCAAAATCTAAAGAGCTACCGCCGGTAAAAGATAGTGTTGCACCCGAAAGGATGCTTGCGTTATTTAAAGACATAATTGTCTCCGTTGTTAAACTGCTATTTACGTCCCTGTTTCAGATTTACATGAGTCAAGGCCGTAATGTCAGCTATTTTTGTGAAACTGTCTACTAACTTAACCCAAGTGGGCGTCGGTATAGCATCAGTTATAGAGGGTGTCCACGGTTTGCGAGTGTACTTAAATGATTCGACTTTATGAGCCGAACCACTTACAGTGCGCGTCCTTAAGCTAGTTAATAGCTGTTCAGGATACACACCGTCGCAAGAGTACTGGTAGCTAGTTGTTACGCTACTCCGGCACCATGCCGTGTGGATATGCACATCTGGGTCCCACAGGTTCGTGATTGCACGAAGAGCCTGGGAAATATTAAAAACGCGATCTACCATAAACGAGTAGGGCACAATAGCCCACATAGTTACAGGTATATCTTTGTTTCTAAGTCCGTATTTGAAGCGGAATCCTTTTAGAGGGTTAGTAACGGAATATAAAATCCCGGCACTAACAATTTCCTCGTGATTCACCACAGCCTTTGCCATAAACCCTAAACTCGGGTTATGGAAAGGAACAGTAGAACTAATGTTCGACCTGTGGACTTCAAAACCCCTTGCTGTTTCACGTTTCTCCCTAGAGCCAAGTTTTTCATTGGATGCCTCAATCAGGTCAGCAATTGACCGAATTAAAGGCGATACCGCAAAACGGTACTCTAAGTAAAGCTGCGAAGTTTCACGCGCAACAACTGCCGCTGATTCCTTACGGGTACGTCTCTTTAAGTTCTTAACTGCCTTAGAAAAGGAAGTATTAAGATTCTTGAGATCGCGCCCACGAGAAAACAGGTGCCTAGCGGTGGTTCTAATCTCCGCTAGATCTTCAGCAAAACTATAGGGCGTACTGTCGATGTTAGACAGGGCCTTTTGTTTTGCCATGGCAGTAAGGTCTAAGCCAGTAGAAAAGCTTAGGTCGAATACAGGCTTGTGGTCTCTAGTCAAGTATGGATATATAGGCCCGGTGAAGTTGGTTTCCCAATCTTCAGTCTCCGGATCATCATATACCCTCTTGTACGTAAAGGTGCCAGCAGGCATGGATTCGTTATCATTTGTAATAGTCGCAGGGTTATTGATAATCTCCCCGCTCTTAATACGTGAATGGAAGCGTGGTACGACAACATCCGCAATAGTTTTTACTCTATTGGGCATTGTTGTTTTCCATGCAGTTCCCGACGTTGACCCAGTCCAAGTGACCTCGGCCGTCGTAGTTTCATCGCGATCTTCGCGATATCTATTCATAATAAACCTATCAAGTTACGCGCACAAAGAGAAGTTCTCGATGTGTGACGTGGCGGAATAAGATCCGATCAATGGTATTAAGCCAACGATCATAAG